ATCATCAACGCCCCATCTCTGACCTATCTTTCGAACTACAAATGGTTCTTGTCTATCTGGTGGAACTTCGAAACTTGGGAACGTATTCTTTTTAGGTTCTTGTCCAAACACGTATTGTTTTATAACATTAATACCGGCATTAGATTGTCTTAACTTTGGATTTAAAAAACCACTAAATCCTAAATTTCTTGATGAAGATTGATTGTCATTACGAATACCATAAGGACCAGTGTCATTTAACATTTGACCATAATAAGATTCAAAAAAACCATTGTTACCGACATCCTCTAATCTAGAACCACCAAACTTAATAGTAAATAAATTCTTATTATTAAACAATGGTGTAAACCCACTTCTATCTTGTCCAACAAAAATTGCATCTGGTGTATCAAACTCTCGAAGTTTAGACGGTGGTAGTTGATTTGCTCCACCTCTAGTCATATCCCTCTTATTAGAGTTAGGTCCTGTTGGGGACAAACTTGATAAATCTGCTGTTTCTTCTAAAAAAGGCATTATCCCATTAACCTCACTAACTTACCTAACCTATTATCTGCACTTTCTAAAAATTGATTTGAAACTGATTGTAATTTTTCCATATTATTTGCACCATCTGCTTGAGTTATTTGACCAGATGCTGAAGCTTGATTATTCCGTACCAATCTTGATAATTGTTCTACATTCACACCAACACTTTGTGCCAGAGCTCTTCTTTGTAACACATTCATTTTATTAAACTCTACTTCTCCACCAACTTGTTTCAAAATTTCTTTCATCATACCAGCTTGGTCACCTTGTATCGCCAACATCCTTGCCCTATCTGTATTGATAGCTCTACCCAATAACATAGATGCTTCCATTGAAGCCTCGATAGATGTTTCAAAATCTAATAATGATTCTGTAGCTGATGCTACTGCACTCATATCTAACCCAAGTTTCCTAGCTGCAGTTCCTGCCATAACTAAATTTTGTCCACCATCTTTTGCAAATGAAGCAAAGAACTCAGCATTCTGTGCTAAATCTTTCATCACTAATGCTGGAGCAACACCTGCAGCTTCAATCATTGCTGCGTTAGACCTAATTTGATTTAATAATACTTCTCTACTAGCACCTGATATAGATTCCATCAAAGATAATGTTGTTCCTAATTCATCACTGGTCTGACCAGTAGCTGCTGCTGTTCTAGCAAAACTTAAACTTAATTTTATTGCCTCATCAACACTTCCGCCTAAATCAGATAGTATAACCTTTTGTGCTTCTTCTACGTCTTGTAATTCTAAACCAAATCCTTTTGCTGCTACTCCTAAAGCTTTATTCGCTATAAGTAATTTACCAGCAGTTACTACCGACACTCCTAATTCTTTTCGTGTTTCGGCTACTTGTCCAGCAACCTTTACTAAAGCAGCACCAATTGCAACTACAATACCAAGTATACCTAATGGAGATTTTGATAATAATGAAAATGATTTGGCTGCTTGTTTAGCACCTTCAGCCATTCTAAAGACACCAGGAAAAGTATCCATTATAATATCTCTACCCTTAGCACTTGCTTTAAGTTGGTCTAGAGTACTCTTAACTTGGTCTTTAGTAACACCTTCTCGTAACCTTCCATCTTCAGTTATAAGTTGGCTTACCTTTGCAAGGTCTTCTGTAATACCTAATACTTTATTAACCGAACCAAAGTGTTTTTCACCAGCTTGTGCTGCCTGTTCTTCTAAACTTATTACTTCTCTTAGGTCTTCAGCTTGGTCTTTATACGGTCTTCCACGTTTAGCTGCCATCTTCTTTCCTTGTTACTTTTTAAAATCCTGCTACGTTTGGATAACGTCTTTGTAACTCTTTTTTATTTTTTCTAATATATTTTTCGATGTCGTCTCTACCTTTTTCTAAATCTTTTATTTTTTTAGCCAACTCTGGATCTGTTGACTGGAGTTTTTTCATTGTTTGTGATTTAGCTTGTTTTGCTATAGAACCAAAAATAGCACCAATAAATTTACTTACCAGTCCTTCTTGTTCTTTTACAATATATTTAGGCATTATGTTCTCCAAATAAAATTAAGTGTTATAACTCAATAATAAATATCACTTTTTGTATTTATTCATCTCTTTTTGAAATTCTTCAGCTTCTTTTTTGTAAAATGTCTGTAGTCTTTTTAAATAGAATGTACGAAGATATATGGGTAGATTGTAAGCGTCACTAAATGTGAATCCACCTTTGGAGTGTAGAATTAATTGAAATATTTCCTCGTGTATTTGTAACTTATACTCAGGTGTTAGGCCAAAAAAATCGAACGGTGATTGGAATCACCACTTCTGTCTCCTTTCCACTAGAACCTTCAATACTTGCTACCATATTCATATCAGGTGTAATCTTTCCCAAATGTTGTCTAAAAGATAATGAGTCTCTTGATAAAAATTCATTATCTACAAAGTTATTAATATAAGATTTTTCTGAATTACCATCTACGGATAATATCATTTGTTTAAATCGTGTAGTTAAACTAGAAGATTGTAACTTTGATATCTTTTCCATTGCTTTAATCTCACCATCTATTTTCTTTTCATCATTACCATTTAATAATTTAAAAGTAATAGTTCTTTTGGAATTTGGTAAGTCATATGAAAATTCGTTTGTTCCTTTAGGTAAGTTTTTAAAATTTATTTTTATTGGTTCTAGTTTAGTCAAGTCAACACTTTGTTCCAACCCCTCATATTCAAACTCATAATCTTTACCATATCCTAAAATACGAGCAGCTACCATAATAGCGTTCTTATCACCAATCAGTAATTCATTTACATTTATTGTTTTGTCTACTATTAAAGATTGTAACAGAACATCTATAACGGTTCCTTGTTGTATAAGATTCTGAGAGGTTAGAATGTCTTCTTCTTTTGCGGTCATGTATTTCACTTCTACTTTACCACTAGATAGGGGATGACCATCAACATAGAAATGACCTTTGGATGGTAAATCTACCATTTCCGTAGGAAATTTATAATCAGCCATAAATGACTCCTTTGTTTGTATTAATATATATAACTAATTTTGTCTTAAAACAATTTTATTTTTTACCGAATTTCTCAGCTGCTGTAACACCAAGTCCAACTACTGAAATGTACATAAAACATTCCAATATCTTGTCCTTGACTTCAAATGTAGAAAAGGTATCAGCACCCCAACTACAAATCAACATAAAGAAAGCCATAAAACCGACAAATCTTTTACTAGAGATTTTAGCATCACTAGAAAGCATTTCTCTTAAAAAATTCATATTAACTCCTTAGAATTGTAAGATTGCATAATCGTATTTAAGTGTTAGAGTGATTTCAGCTGGGTCGCTTGATGCATAATCTAACTCACCAAAGTTAGCTGCTTCTATGTAAGCACCTTTAAGTACCCACTCTTCAACAACATCACCAACAGGTCCTAACAAATTAAACGTTACGTCTTTTTTGTAAAAATCTGAATACCCATCACGACCAGTTACAGACTCGTGTGATAAACGAACCCACTCCATAACAGCTTGAGCTCCACTTGGAACTACAGGATCATATAACACAACATCAATAGGTTGCCAAGCACCTTTTCCTTTAATGTATCTTTTGACATTAATGTGGTCTAAAACTATCTCTTCGAACTGAATCGTAGGTCTGTTCGCCGTTTTAATTAAATATGCAGGAATACCTTCTATGTACATGATGAACCGATTTTTTGTTTTCGGTTCAAACGGTGTGAACATAATTTCTGAAGGATCTAATGTAGCCATTCTTCTTTCTCCTAAAAGTCCGTTTATTGTATTCAGTAATAAATATCAATTAAACAAATTTTTAATAAAAAGAAAAACCCCTCTTTCGAGGGGCTTCTCATTTATTTAGTGTTTATCCTAAATTATTCAGGAAATGTGGCTCCTGTTGGTTGTACTACGAAATCAAGTACGATGAACTCTGCAGTTCTTGTAGGTTGGATAAATATCTGACCTACCAACTGATTTCTATCTACAACTTCTGGTGTGTTGTTAGTGTCATCCATGACAACCCTAAAAGCACTTAAACCACTATTAGACTGAACTTGTTCTAGATAAGGATTCACAATGTTTAAGAAACGATTTCTTAATGCTTGTGAGTTCTGTTCGAATACCAAGTATCTTGAAGTACTTGCAATGAACTTCCTTAATGCAATTAACAATCTACGAACATTGATTCTGTCTAATGCAGATGGTTTAGATTGTAGTGTTTTCTGTCCAAAGACAACAACACCTTGACCAGGAAAAGAAGCTATTGGATTAACTCTACCTTCATAGAGGTCATCTCTTTCAGCATGTGTTAATCTTGTTTTTGCTTCTAGTACACTTGTCAATCCACCACGATTCAATCCAGCTGGTGCAAACCACTCATGAGCTACTTGGTCGTTATATGAAATAACTCCAGGTAAAACTACTGATGGTGGAACCCATACTGGTATTGAACTATCCCTATTAGGTATCAACACCCAAGGATAATAAGTTGCTACATAGTTAGTATCTAGATTCTTGACAGTATCTAATATGGTTTCAACACTATCGTTGTATGCTGCAGCATCCATTATGTATAATGCATCTGCTCTAGCTTCAACTTTATTGATAGCATGGTTAGTAATTGTTGGATGTAATCTATGAATAACACCAGGTGTTACTAAAAGATTCATGTCAAATTCATCTGGATTACTAATAGCGTTGATTGCTCTCTTATAAGCTACTGAACCACTTGCAGTTGAACTTGAAAGGTCAAACCCTTGTGTATTCCCTGCAGTGATTGCAGAACCAACGTTGTATGCTGTAGCTGGATTTTTTCCATCAAATCCCCATTG